CCAGCGCCGGCCATCACGGCTCCAGCACCGCCCGCTATTGCTGCTACATCCGCTTCAGTTTCACCGGTGGCGCCCGCGCAGCCCGTGGCTGGGCCAGCACCGGTGGTGGCACTTCCAACGGCCAGCCCAGTGGTGGCGCCGCCTGTTGTGGCAGCAGCTGTGGTTGTTCCAGCGGTCACGCAGCCACGCGACACCCCAACATTGCACACGAGTGGTGGCGTTTACGCTCGCCCAGCGACTCTGCCCGTTTTGGACGCTCCGGATCGCATTAGCGGAATCCGTGACTGGACTTTGGCCTTGGTGGATCGTCATGCCGTCAAGGTCTTGTCCGCTTTAGCGATGGGCCTGTTGTTTCGCCAATTGTGCAATCGAATGGTGGGGTATGGCAGTGCGAGCTGGAGCGGTCGAGCGCGCATCAACATTTTGCAGGCGGCTGTTGCTGGTGTTTATGCAGTGGTGCGTTTGTTTGGGGCTTGGCCAGGGCCTGTTGGTCCGATGCGCGTTAACGGCGATCCACCCGTCCATCATATCGCATACTTGCAGACTCCGTCGGGCACTGTACACCTTGGTGGTCATACTAGTTGCTCGTATTCACCGTTGCTAACCACGAGTGTGACGATGAGCAAGGTGTGGAGTGGCAGAGCAAGTGTGCTTGATTACGTGCGATACCGTTTAACGACACGATTTACCAACCCGATCGCTCGCTACACCCTAGAATGGCTAGGGTTGTGGTGTTATACAGAGCGCTATTACCGGCCTGATGGCTGTAAGCATGATTTGGTTTATCGTGGATGTGGCCCGATCAGCCCGCCGTCAGCTTGGCTAGCTGTGCAACAACACAATGCCCGTTTCACGTTCACCGACCGGATAAATGATGTCTCTCATGAGATGTTGTGTGTCCGCCGCGGATTGGATGTAGTATATCGGGTGCCCGCGCCGGTTCGAGATAACGGCTATCTGTACAGCTTCGAGCGTGTGTCGGACTGGCGTGGAGATGATGACTACCGGGAAGCAGATTTCCAACCATACCGCAGCCTGGTTTCCAATGCCCAAGAAGTTCGCTTGGAATTGTTCAATCTGGATGGTGACGACATGGTCACACGCATTGACGGTCGTGTCATTCGTTTGGACGCTCGCAACGCTCGGGTGTTGATTTCGGCTGCAGTCGCTCATTGTCAATCATCTTGCGCTAATGATGCGTTGCAATTGGCAGTTGCCCGCCTCGCGGTTTGTGATGCGCTCCCTCCAGCCTTAGTGCCGGCCTTAGCACACATGCTTCGGTTGCAATTCAGTTCGGTGAATCCAGTTGCTTTGGAGGATTTGGCTAAAATGGGTTATGGATCCCGACCACCTAGAACGACAAAGTTTCATTGTCCCTCGTGTTTGTCACCAACACCCGATAAATTCCGTTGGCGTGGTCGCATGTGTCAAGATTGTTGGAATCGGTGGAACAGGGTTTCTGCCAACCCACCTTATGCGGTCTTGTTTGGGGATCTTACACATTACACCCATGAGCCTCGAGTGTATCGCCCTCTTCACGGGTTTGTCCACATGCAAGCAATCGACGCGCGACCAAAGGTTAAAGAGCTGCGTCCGGACTTCACGTTTGAACCGGGTAATGAACCAATTCGTGTCAGCGCATATGGACCCTATGGAGTGGGAATCTTGCATATGGCTCAAAGACCCAGCCGAATGCGCAAGACGTTGGCGAATGAAGCCGCCGCTGTTCTTTATCGACTAGGTGCCAGCTCCAAGCGTCCGGATGCAAGGTGGTATGCCGTGTTACGAAACCGAATTTTGCCCCACCTGATCCGCCGTCGGCGCGTCGACCCCTTGCCATTGTTCTCGTCTAAAGTTTTGGAAGATGATGCAATTCAAGGCTTGGTGCGTGGTGAGTACTTATCGGTGTTGAGAGCACACGCGATCGATTGTGACAACGCATGGTTGAGCTCGTTTAAACCGGAACGTCGGCGAGAGCTATATCATGCGGTTTACAAGGTTGTGGCAGGGCTAGTGAAGCGAGATAAGCCGCGTGTCGGTAAAATATTCCTTAAACAAGAAAAGGAACCGAACGCGCCCAGCCTCCGCAACGAGGGCGATATCGCCAAGGCCAACCCCAGGACGATTGTGGCCGTGGAGGACACGACGCACACCGACGCCGGACCGGCCTGTAAGGCCTACACGTGTGCCTTGCATGAGGACTGGAGCTTGTACACCCACCATGCGGAGGAACGGGAAGCGTTGATAGACCACGGATCACCAGCGATTGCTGAGCTCACTATCAAAGGACCATACTACAATAGCTTGGTGTACGCTGGTGGTTTGAACCCCGGGCAACTTGATGAGTGGCTGGTTCAGTTCATCACTGTCGATGCGAATGGTGGAGTCCATGATTTGGTGGAGTGCGGCCAACTGCTTTGTTTCGAGTGCGATTACAGCGCGTTTGACGCCACATATTCACCCGAAGCGCTCCAGTTGGCGTTGCATGTGTACACCGATTATTTCGGATTGGGCCAGGTACCTGGTGAGGAAGTCATCATCACAACAATCCAGCAATGGGCGCGTGTGAAAGCAATTACCACAAGTGGTGCTCGTGTTGGTGTTAAAAACATCAATGCATCGGGGCGGGACGACACCGCCCTGATGAATGCGCTCCTCAACGGGATTGCGCAAATGGGCGCGTGGGTGGACACCTTGCTTGACGGTCGTCTCACCACTGCCGCAACAGCAGACGTCCAGTGGGCTATAAGTCAAGTGCGTATTATCGTGTTGGGTGATGACTCGTTGACCTTAGTCCCAAAGCTCACTAAAGCCGGGAACGTTGTTGACCCGGAACGCGTCACTGACCGGATCGAGGCCTGTGGTTTCGTGGCAAAGATGGTGCAACGGCAAAATTTGCGCGAAGCGGTTTTCCTGGGTCGCCGGCCTTTTTACACCCCGGCTGGCTACAAGTGGGGGCGGACCCCGGGACGAGCGCTGTTTAAACAGCATTGGAAGTTGGTCAGGAACGGCCACCCGTTTCAATGGTTGAAGGGTGTTGCACAAAGTGTTGTGACGAACGAGCCGCATGTCCCCGTGCTCTACCACATCAACAAGCATGTGGTGGAGCACCTGGACCACTGGTGTCCTGGTCTGCCAGCAGATCCATTCGCGCCTTCGTATACCGATGTTTATTTCAAGCGGTCCGACCCTCCCGCTAGCATTGGTTACCATGAGGACTTGGCGCTAGTCTACGGAATTAGCAAGGCGGAGTTTGATGATTTTTTGTCACTGTTGTCGTG